TGATGTCTGACCCAAGATACGAAAAAGACCCTGCGTATAGAAGTCAAGTAGCTGAAAAGTTACGAAAATCTTCTGTACTCTAACTGTCTCATTGAGACACAAGTTACAAATACTAAAAGAGACTAGTATCTCTGACCCCTTGCGAGGGATAATCTTAGAGAACGAAACTTGCAGAACTTTGTAATAATAAATCAATATCAACTTGCTATAACTAATAAGGAGGATAACTATGGCTATGCAAGGTGCATCAAATCCTGCCTATGATGTGAGTAGATTAGGACAGACTAACCTTACTGGTGATGTTCGTGATTTGTTTTTAAAGCTGTATGCAGGAGAAGTTCTTACTGCATTTGAAGCAAAAAACATTATGATGCCTCTTATGAGGACTCGAACTATTACTAAAGGTAAGTCAGCATCCTTTCCATTCTTAGGTAGAACAAGTGCTGAGTATCACACCCCTGGAAATGAAATTACTGGTGGTAAGATACGAGCATCAGAAAGAATCGTAACAATTGACGATTTGTTAATCTCGGCTCAATTTGTGCCAAACATTGACGAGGCAATCAATCATTACGATGTAAGGTCGACATACAGTAAAGAGGCAGGAATTGCCTTGGCAACTGAAGCTGACAAAAACATAATTAGAACAGCACTAAAAGCTGCTCTAGCAACTAACGCAACAAGGGCTGCTGCTCTTGTTCAAGACTACAAAGCATTCTCTGAAGAAGATTTCACAGACAATGTGACTATCGGTGCAGCATCTGGAGATGTTACAGACCCTGCTAAATTAGCAAAGTCTATCTTTGATGCGAAGAAAGAATTCGATAAGAAAAATGTTCCAACTGATGGTGCGTTTGTAGTATTACCACCAGACCAATACTATGCGTTATTGGATGTAACTGATGGTAATAAACTGGTCTATATGAATCGTGACTTTGGTGGTACTGGCTCAGTAGCATCTGCAGTTGTTCCACAAATTGCAGGTATGCCTATTTATATGTCTAACCACTTAGTAGTAGCTGATGTTATTGAAACATCTGGTACTGATAAAGGTCAGTCTAAAGGTAATAGACCACTTGCTAATACTGCAGGTTCTGGTAGAACTACTGCATATGACATTACTAATACTACTACAGATGGTGTTAACTTAGTTGACCTAGCTGCTAAAGTAAAAGGACTAGTAATGACTAAAGATGCTGTAGCTACTGTTAAGCTTATGGACCTTGGAGTAGAAAGCGAGTACCAAATTAATCGTCAAGGTACATTGATGGTTGCTAAGTATGCAATGGGTCACAACATTCTTAGACCTGCTGCTGCTATCGCACTATCTAGTGTCTAATAATACTAACTAGGGGAGTCCGAAAGGACTCCTCTTCTTACTTGGAGAAAAATATGTCTTGGAATAAACCACAAGTAACAGAGGTAAGTGTTGGTCTTGAAATCAATGCTTATGTGTGTGCAGTACTATGAGTACTGCCACAAAGCGAGACCCCAAAAAATGGGCTGCAGCTAAAGCCAGAGCAAAAGCCAAAATGGGTGGTAAACACTCAGCAAGGGCTATGCAACTTGCAGTAAAATATTATAAAGATGCAGGTGGTTCATATTCTGGACCAAAAAAATCAAACAATAAATTACGAAAGTGGGGTAGACAAAAATGGCAATATGCAGGTAAAAAAGGTGAATCAAGATATTTACCTAAAAAAGCGATTGCTGCGTTATCGCCATCCGAAAGGGCAGCGACTAATCGGAAGAAAAAAGCAGACACAAGAGCAGGAAAGCAATTTAGTAAACAACCAAAATCAATCTCAAACAAAACTAGGAGGTACAGAGTATAATGCCAAAATTAGACGGAAAAGAATATCCTTACACTAAAGCAGGAAAAGAACAACATAAAAAAGATAAAGCAAAGAAAAGTGGTCTAACTGCTAAACAAAAAACTTTGCCAAAACAAATACAAACAAAAATTATGGCTGCTAAAAATAAGCCAAAACAAAGAACTAATTCTGGTATGAGGAAGTATAGAGTATGATTACTTACATTCTTGTATCAACATTATTATGGGTGGTGTTCTAATGGCTAAGACACCTGCGTGGCAACGAAAAGAGGGGCAAAACCCAAAGGGAGGACTTAACGCAAAAGGTCGTGCATCTTATAACAAAAAAACTGGTGGTAACTTAAAAGCACCAGTAGGAGGTGCAGCAGATAGCCCACAAAAAAAGAAACGCAAAGGCTCTTTCCTAGTAAGGATGGGGTCTTCTGCAGGACCACTAAACAAAGATGGGAAGAAGACGAGATTGAAGCTCTCACTAGAAGCTTGGGGGCACTCTGGTGATAAAGCATCAGCAGTAGCAAAAGGTCGAAGACTTCTTGAACAAGCAAAAAATGCAAAAGAAAGGAATAAAGCATAATGGCTCTGACAACAACAACTAAACTTGAAGCTATAAATACAATGCTCTCAGCTATTGGAGAGAGTCCAGTTAACTCACTTACTTCTGGTTTGGTTGATGCTGAACAAGCTGAAACTATTCTTAACTCTGTAAATCGTGAAGTGCAGTCTATGGGTTGGTCTTTTAATACTGACTTAAAAAGACAGTTTGTGCCAGATACAAATAAACAAATACAAATACCATCAAATATTTTAAGAATTGATATGGCTCAAGATAAAACTGATAAATTAGAACTTGTACAAAGAGGAACAAAATTATATAATAGAGCATCTAGTTCATTTTTTATGGATGATGATATTACACAAGTTTTGATGAATGCAGTAGTATTATTAGATTTTGAAGATTTACCAGAAGCTGCTCGTAGATATATAACAATAAGAGCAGCCAGAATTTTCCAAGACAGAGTTGTTTCTTCTAATGACTTACATATTTATCAAGAGAGAGATGAATTAATGGCATTAGTAGAATTAAAAGACTCTGACAACCAAGTGCTAGACACCACCATATTTGATAACTATTCTGTAGTTTCTGTTCTTGATAGAACTGGTGGGGGTGTCTTGTAATGGCTCTAGTATCTGCATCAATCCCAAACCTTATTAATGGTGTATCTCAACAGCCTCCATCTCTACGACTTAAAACTCAAGCAGAAATACAAGAAAATGGTTTTTCAACTGTTGTAGATGGCTTAAAAAAACGACCTAGTAGTGAACACATAAAAACTTTATCTAATGTTCCATCAAATATAGAAAATGCTTTTATTCATACAATTCGTAGAGATGAGAATGAATTTTATATATTAGTAATAACAGATAATGTATTAAAAGTATATGATAAAACTGGAATAGAACAAACAGTTACAGAAAGTCCAACTGGAGCAATAAGTTATCTTAGTGGATTAACTGACCCATCAAAAGAACTAACTGCAACAACAATAGCTGATTATACTTTTATTGTTAATAAAAATAAAGTAGTAGCAAAAGATACAACAAATAAATCACCAGTAAGACCAGAAGAAGCTATGTTTTATGTAAGGCAAGGTGATTACAAAACTGATTTTACTATAAGAGTAAAATATCAAGGTACAACTTATTCAGCTAGTAAAACAACTTTAGATAGTTCAAGTGCATCTAACCAAGGCGATGTTAGGACTAACACTATTATGTCAGATTTAGCTACAACTCTTGATGGAGTTTTACCTACTGGATTTACTACAGAATTACTTGATAATGTTTATTATGTAAAAAGAGATGATGGTAATGCATTTGAAGTAGAAGCTTCTGATTCTAGAGGTGATACTTTTATTTATGCATTTAAAGGACAGACAGCTAACTTTGATGATTTACCACCAAGAGGTAAAGAGGGATTTCTTATAGAAGTTGTAGGTGATAATGAAAAAGGACAAGATGATTATTATGTACAACTTAGTGACCCAGATGGTAATGGTCAATTAGTATGGAAAGAAAGAGTAGCACCAGACTTAGAAATTAATTTTGATAAAACAACAATGCCTCATCAGCTTATCAGACAAGCTAATGGAACTTTTTTATTTACACAAGCATCTTGGAAAGATAGAAAAGCAGGTGATGATGACACAAACCCCTTTCCATCTTTTACTGGTTTTAAAGTAAATGATTTATTCTTCCACAGAAATAGACTAGGAATGCTATCTGATGAAAATGTTATTCTTTCAGAAGTTGGCGAATACTTTAATTTCTTTCAAAATACTGTAATTACATTTGTAGATTCTGCTCCTATTGATGTTGCAGTCTCAAATAACCAAGTGTCAATTCTTAGACACGCAGTACCATTTTCCGAACAATTATTATTATTTTCTGACTTGACTCAGTTTGTTCTAAGAGCAGAACAGTTCTTAGCCCCAGATACAGTCTCTATTGATGTAACAACACAGTTTGAGGCTAGTCTAAGAGCCAAGCCAGTAGGAGCAGGTAAATATGTTTTCTTTCCAACTAATAGAGGTAAGTTCTCTGGTGTACGAGAATACTTTGTTGATAACTCATCAAACACAAACACAGTTAATGATGCTGCTGATATTACTGCTCACATTCCATCTTACATTCAAGGCGAAGTTATTTCACTTAAAGCATCATCCAATGAAGATGCATTATTACTTCTTACTGATGATTCTGCTGACACTCTTTATGTATATAAATATTATTGGAGTGCCACAGATAAATTACAGTCAGCTTGGTCAAAATGGAAGTTTGATGGAAGTTTATTGAATGTAGATTTTAACTTGTCAGAAATTTTTATTCTAATTAAAAGAGGAACAGATGTTTGTTTAGAAAAAATAAATTTATCTAAAGATGAAGCAGTTGATATAACAGATGCTAATCATCCTATTCTATTAGATAGAAGAGTAAAATTAACAAGT